TGGAGCCTGGGTGCTTGTACTCCGATGCGCTGGTGGCGGCCGATGAGCTGCACGCGATCCTGGGTACCTGGGCCCAGGAGGTCGCGGTGGAGCACCCGACTGCGGGCAGCCTGCCGGTGGGGCTGTGCCGATGGTCGGAAGGGCGTCCGGTGGCCGGGCCGTTGGACTGGGCTGACGTCGCTGACGGCGGCGCTGACCCGGTGATCCTTGGTCCCCGGGAGCCGGAGGACACGCGTCGTCTCGTTGCCTGGCTGGCCCCGCACCTGGAGTGGGTCGCCTCCCAGCACTGGGCCGCGGACATGATCGCCGACCTGGCCCCGGCTACTGGTAGGGCTCTGGCTCGTTGGCCGGTCCAGGAGCCGGAGCGCAGGGTCACCGATGTGCGCTGCCCGTCGTGCGGCGCCTGGTCGCTGGTGATCGTCCCACCCTCGGTACCGGGAGCCGATCGCCTGGTGCGCTGCACTCTGCCTGCTTGTGGGAGCGTGCTCACCGAGGAGGACTGGGAGAGGACCCGGAGCTGGGCGCTGGCTGTCGCTCGGTCTGCTCAGGCCGAGGCGGCCGCGTCATGAGCGTGACCGGACCTGACGGGGTGGAGTGGGTGACTGCGGCTGAGGTCCGGGAGCGGATGCCGGGTCTGAGCTACCGCACTCTTCAGTCTTGGCGGCGTCGGAAGAGGGTGAGGAGTCTGCGCTCTGCGGGACAGGTGTGGGTGGCCTGGCCCGACGTCCTCGAGCGCGAGGCGGCCGCGAACTGTGCGGGCTGGAGGCGCGGCCGTCGCGCTACTTGTAGTCGATAGCCTGTGCTCGATATACGGTCCCCATGGCAGATGCAACGCCAGGGGGACCGTGGTGTTTGAGGGCGAGAGGTCAGGGTCGGCGTCGCTGCTGCTCGATGTCGCCGATGAATCGCTGCGCCGCGCCGATGTTCTTCCGGGGGATCTCGATCGTCCAGAAGATGTCGGGGCTCTCGATGGTCAGGAACTTCTCGCCCCCGGTCTTCTTCTTGGCCGCCAGGGCGAATACCCCGAGGGTGACCAGCCGGGTCATCGTGACCCGGGAGGATAGCTCCTCCCCGTCTTCAAGACGTACCCCCTCCAGTTGGCTGAGGGGGAGGGTCTCAACGGACCCACCCCCCTTCTTCTCCAGCCGGTCGGGGTAGAGATGCAAGGCACCGTCCTTCACTGAGAAGAAGCTGCTGATAGGTCGTTCCTTCTTACGTCCGAACATTGTTGTTCCTTTCTCACCATTGAGCGGACCGGATGATTTTACGCTGCGCCTTGCGGCAGCACAGCGCTCCTTTGGTCTTGGTGTGACACGCCGTCCGCGCCACCGTCTGGACAGGCGTTCGATCGTATTGCATCCTTGGTGTCAGCGGGACACTTGCGCCCAGCCGCTTCAACCGAAGGAGGTTGTCATGGTGGCATGGCAGAGCAGTGACCGCTCTTCACGTCTTCCCGATGACTGGCAGTTGCGTCGCGCCTTCGTCGCTCAGCGCGCAGGCGGTCAGTGCGAAGGTGTCATGGGCGATGGAACAAGGTGCGTCGAGCCTGGCAGAGAGTGCGACCATATCGAGCGCGGAGACGATCACGATGTCTCCAATTTGCAGTGGTTGTGCTCGTGGCATCACAAGCGCAAGACGCAGCAGGAGTCGCGCGCCGACCTCGCGGCGCTGCGCGCGGCCCGAGCGCCACGCCGGCCACCGCATCCAGGGCTCATCCCGACCGTCGACGGGGGTGGGGACCCCGTACCCCGCCCGGCCCCAGCACCGTGAGATGCTGTCGTTTTTTCTGTGTACGGGTCTGGGGATTCTGGGAACGCGACTTTCTGCTGTGATTGCAACGAAATATGGCACCCTTGCCGCGTGGCTGGGAGGCCTTTGAGGCTGCGTGTGAGGCCGTTCAGAGGGGCAGCAGCGCCCCGGGGCGGAAAACTCGCCCGGTGACCGTCACGTAGCGGTCCTGGGAGTAGAACTCCACCGCTTGCCCCTTCCAGGTGCGTCGGAAACCGCGGCGCTCCGGGGCTGTGCCCCACACGTGTAACCCGTCTCCCGACGGCGAGACTTCGACGTAGGAGCCGGCGTAGAACTCGAGCAGCTCGGCCACCGCCTCGCTCGGGTGCCCATACGCGTCCAGGCAGTGGTCCAGGTCGATACACCCAATACCCCCGCCGAGCACGAAGCCGATTCGGCTGTCGCGCTTGCTCGCAGCCTCCCAGGTGTCCCAGGTCGATGGGTCGGTCACTGACGCCCACCGGCCGGTGGACGGGCAGATGGGGCGCTTGCGCTCGTCGTGATTGACCCACCGCGGCATCGTCAGCATCTCAGCGGGCACGGGACAGGCCTTGGCGGCGCGGCGGCGCTCGCGGTGCGCGGCCACGCGGCAGCGTGTCGAGCAGAAGCGGGTATCGGCCCGCTTCGAGCCGCTGATCTGGCGGCCGCACCCCGGCCTACTGCATGTCCTCATAGACTCAAGTGTAACGGATAATTCGTTGGAATAACAGGAATTCGGGGGTGTAGTGAGGTGGCAGGCAGGGGGCCGCAGCCCAAGGACCCGTCCAAGCGGGCGCGCCGTAACAAAGATCCGGAGCCGCTCAAGGTCCTACCCGCTGTGCCGGTCACCCAGCCGAGGTTGCCGACCATCTACGTCGACGTCACCGACGACGACGGGACGGTCCACAAGAAGCGCTTCCACTGGCCGGCCATCACCGAGCGCTGGTGGCGCATGTGGGCCGAGTCGCCGCTGTCGACTGACTACACCGACGTCGACTGGGCGTTCCTGATGGATACGGCTCTGCTCCACGCCCGCTACTGGAAGGGCGATGTCAGGCTCGGCCCCGAGCTGCGCCTGCGCGTCGCCAAGTTCGGCGCCACCCCCGAAGACCGCGCCCGCCTGCGCATCACCTTCGCTGTCGCCGACAGCGCCGAGGCCGGAGGCACTGTTGAGGTCGCAGAGCCCGCCGCCACTTCGGGATCGCGCTCGCGGGCTCGCTCGAAGGTGCTGCGCGTCGTCGACTGATAGAGGGGGTGCGGCCGGTGCCGTGGTCCCCGCTGGATGAGGATGATGAGTTCCCGACTCTGGGGTACGACGTCGCCGACTGGATGACTGCCTTTCTCCTGCAGCCTGACTGCGATGATGTGCTGCCCTTCGTCCCGACGCAGGAGCAGCTGGACTTCCTGGTGCGGCTCTACGAGCTCGACCCGCTTACGGGCAGGCGGGTGAAGTCCCGCGCGGTCATCTCTCGTCCTCGTGGATGGGGTAAGAGCCCGCTCCTGGCCGCGATCTGCTGCGCTGAGGCCATGGGGCCCGTGCTGTGCGATGGGTGGGATGCCGCCGGCCAGCCGGTGGGCGTCCCGTGGGCGACCAGACGGACTCCGCTGGTGCAGGTCACGGCCACCACCGATGACCAGACCGCGAACACTTGGATGCCGCTGCTGGAGATGCTGCGGGGCTCACCGGCCCAGGATGCCTACGACGTCGACCCGCTGGACTCCTTCGTCACGATGCGCTCCGGCAAGATCGAGAAGCGAACATCGTCGGCGACCTCGGTCAAAGGCGCCCGCGCCGTCATGGCTGTTCTGGACCAGACCGAGACCTGGGTGCCCAGCAACGGCGGCCCCAAACTCGCCAAGACGCTGCGCAACAACGCCACCAAGGTCGGCGGCGTCACGATCGAGACCCCCAACGCCCATACGATCGGCGAGAACTCGGTCGCCGAGACGACGGCCCGCTACGCCGAGCAGATCAAGGCCGGCAAGGTCAAGGAAGCCGCTGCCAGGCGCCTTCTATACGACCACAGGGCCGCGCCGCTGGACACCGACATCTCCGACCGCGACAGCCTCATCGAGGGCCTGCGCATCGCCTACGGCGACGCCTCAGCGGACCCCCGCGGGTGCGCCATCCACGAACCTCCCTGCTCACCGGGCTGGGTCGACATCGAGCGCACCGCCGACGACTTCTGGGAGACGGACAACGACCCCGCCGAGATGTGCGCCGATTTCCTCAACCAGGTCGGCGCCGCCTCCGACGCCTGGCTGACCATGCCCGAGCTGCGCGCCATCGAGGACCACAGCAAGACCGTCACCACCAACGAGCCCATCACCCTCGGCTTCGACGGCTCCGAGGGCCGCAAGATCGGCATCGCCGACTCCACGGTCCTCATCGGCT